TCGTTCAGACAATGCTCAGCGCGCTTGTGACGGTGGAAACAAGCGACGAGCTGGACGGCGCAGGAAGCGCGGGGATGTACCTGGACCACTACCTGAGCGAAACGCGGTTCGTGCGGCTCGACACGGACGAAGAGGAATTGGCGTCTGATTTACGCCAAAAACCGACGGTAATTGACCGTCAAATCGCAATATGCCTGCTCGATTTCCAGCGACACATCATGCTGAATTTCGGGGCGAATCCATCCATGCAGGCGCTCGCGGGCGGGCTGGTGAAGCTGGGCGCAAGAAGCAGGCACCTGAAATCCCGCCGCGGCGTCATGCGCGATCAGCGGCGCTGGCTGCTGCCGGACGACGAATTCCCGCCTGGCCGGTATTGCCCGGCGCTCGCGGCTGTGGAGGAGGAGAAATGAACGACACGCTCATTGCAACCACAAGCGCTGACTTCATCGAGCAAGCCGAGCAGGTCATGGCGGCGCCGTCCTGCGAGATGCGCGAGTACCGCCTTTTCGGACCGCCGGGAACCGGCAAGACGACGGCACTGAAACGCTGGATCGCCCGCGCGGCCGAGCGCTTCGGCCCGGAGGCAGTGATTGCCACGAGCTTCTCGCGCGCGGCCGCGGCCGAGCTGGTGGGGCGCGACCTGCCGATCAGCGCAGATCAGATCGGAACGCTCCATTCGCTCTGCTATCGCGCGCTCGACGGCCCGCGAATCGCGGAGGCGAACCTTGAGCAATGGAACCGCGATTATCCCGACCTGCGGCTCACGCCCGCAAAACGAAGCAAGGCGGACCTCGATGAGCCGCCGGCGGAAGCCGACGCCGAGGGCGCCGCCGAGGGCGATGTTCTCCTCCAGGAGCTGAGTCGTTTACGTGGGCTCATGATCCCCGAAGAGGGCTGGCCGGCGCGCATCCGGAACTTCTCCGAGAAGTGGACCGAGTACAAGCGTCAGCACGGCTTGCTCGACTTCACGGACCTGATCGAGGCGGCGCTCCATGATGTACATGCTGCGCCGGGGCGGCCGGCAGTCATCTTCGCGGACGAAAGCCAGGATCTGAGCCCGCTTCAATTCGTCCTGCTCCGCAAGTGGGGGCGCGAAGCCGAGTACCTGGTGATTTGTGGAGATGACGATCAGACCATCTACGGCTGGACCGGCGCCTCGCCGGATTCGATGCTCGATCCTCCTTTGCCGGCCAGCCAGATCCGCGTGCTCGAGCAAAGCCATCGCGTGCCACGCGCCGTGCACGGGCTGGCGGAAAGTATTATCCGCCGAGTCGCCCGGCGCCAGCCGAAGCAATACCGGCCGCGCGATGCGGATGGCCGGTGCGAGTTTCTGCACGCCACAAGCATGCGCCCGGGGCGGATCCTCGACCTTGTGGAGGCCTGCGCCGGGCGCGGCCAGACGGTGATGCTGCTGGCATCGTGCGGCTACATGTTGCAGCCGATCATTGCCGGGCTGCGGAAGCGCGGGATTCCCTATCACAATCCTTACCGAACGACGAACGGCGCATGGAACCCGATTCGAAAGGACAAGCCCGGATCGGCAGCGAATCGCGTTCTCGCGCTGATCGATCCGCTGACCGGCGCAAAAGAACACTGGACCGCGCGCGATGCGGCACTGTGGACCGAGTGGCTCTCCTCCAAAGGGCTGCTCAAGCCGGACGGGAAAAGCTACTTCGCGCGGTTTTCACCGGAGGCGAAGATCACGCTCGCCGAGCTGGGCGACATCTTTCTGCCGGTCCCCTGGATGGATTTCTGCTCTGCCTACGGCGCCGACTATCCTGACTTGCTGCGCTGGTGGCGGGCCCGGTTGATGTCTTCCGTGCAAGAGCGAGCGGAGTTTCCGGTGGCCGTGGCTCTCGCCCGGGGCCCGCAGGCACTCAAGGACACGCCGAAGGTGATTGTGGGAACCATTCATTCCGTCAAAGGGGGGCAGGCGGATGTCGTGATCATCCTGCCTGACCTCAGCCGGGCAGCAGCGGCGGAGTACGAGCGCCGGGGCGAGGGCCACGATTCGATCGTCAGGACGTTTTATGTCGGCGTGACCAGGGCGCGACAAAGCGTCTACCTGGCCGAGCCGGCGGGAAGGATGGCGTTCCGATGGTGAGGCGGGGACGCTGGGGGCGGAGTTCGCTCTATATAAGGAAACATGCGTTTTCTTCTCAGCAAGAAGAAAAACGCACATTTTACTTCGTCCCCTCCGTCCCCTCCGTCCCCACAAGCCTGCTCATTGGTAGGCTTCCTTATCTCTCTTGGCAAGAGGTTTTATGTGGCTTATATAAACGGGGGCGAGTACAAGATGACACGCAGGCGTTGCCTTGTGAGTGCCGACGAGTGGCGCCGCCGCTTGGATGAGTGCATGGCGATGGTGTTGGCGACGCCCCAGCGCTTCGAGCCCGCTGTGGTCTGGTGGGCAGAATGGCGCCGCACCTGGCTCGCGGAGCGCGGCGAGCTTGACACACCACCCTCTACCACCGGATCAAGGTGTACTGAGCCTGTAGTCCGTGGTGCTGAGCAAGGCAAACTGTTTTAAGATCAACAGGATACGAAGATGCCAAAGGATTTTTTGGCAGCGCTGCCGGCGGGTGGGGGCGTTTGCACGCGCGCGCTAGCGCCAGATGCCGAAATCCGGCCGAAAATGGCTGTCGTGCGGAAAAAGCCCCTTCGAATCAGGCAATTGCGGGCGCGCGAGCAGGCGCAAACAATCGTGTTGCTTTTGACACGGAGGTGTGGCATAGTTGACTCAGATCATGCTTGACAGATTGCAAGCCGCCTGGCGCGCGCTGGTAGCCCCGCCGCCGCAGAAGCGCTATCTCCAGTGGGACGCCGCGCGTCCTGTCACCCGCATCGCCGATTGGGGCCCGCAGCCCGGCAGCCCCAATTCCCCCTGGAGCAACCCCGCCACGCTGCGCGCGCGGGCGGCGCAAGAATTCGGGAACAATCCGCTTGCCCGGCGCGCCGTGGAGGCGCTGGTCAACGCCGCCTGGGGCGGTTCTGGCATCACGCCGTTGTTCCGCGACCGCGGCGTTCAGGCGCTCTGGGAGCGCTGGTCTCGCGCGTGCGACGCCGCCGGGCGGCTCGACTGGATCGGGCTCGGCATGCAGGTCCTGACCAGCGCCATCGTCGCCGGCGAAGCGTTCGTGATCCTTCGGGTGGACGAGGCGGCGCCCGGCGTGCCCTTGACTCTCCAGGTGCTCGGGCCGGAATTCTTGGACGAGTCAAAGGTTGACGCATCAACCATCGCCGGCATCCGGTACGACGGCTTGCGCCCCGCCGGCTACTGGCTCTACAAGCAGAACCCAGCGCTGAGCGGCGCAACCCTTGAGAGCGTCTTTGTCCCAGCGTCCGAGTGCTTGCATATCTACCGCCCGCTGCTGCCGGGTGGCACGCGCGGGCAATCGTGGTTGGCGTCGGTGCTGATCGCGCTGCGCGAATTGGCGGACTACCTGGAGGCCGGGCTGGTCCGGGCGAAGGTGGGCGCTGTGCTGTGCGGCTTCGTGCGCGCCCCGGAGGGCTTTCCCGGCCCGCTTCAGCCGGACGGCACGCCGCCCAGCTTGGAGCCCGGCGCAATGATCCGACTTCAGCCCGGCGAGGACGTCGAATTTACCGAGCCGCCTGCAACCGATGCGGCGTTCGATCCCTTCGTGCGGACCCAATTGCGCCGCATCGCGGCCGGCTTGGGAATCCCCTACGAGCTGCTCTCCGGCGACCTGAGCCAGGTCACCTTCGCTTCTGGCCGTGCTGGCCTGCTGGAGTTCAAGCGGACCATCGAGAGCGTCCAGTACGGGCTGCTCATCCCCCTCTTCTGCGAGCCCGTGCTGCGCCGGTGGAGCGAGCTCGCGCGCGCCGTGGGCGTGCTGCCGGGCGACGCCGACGTCGAGGTGCGGCGATGGGTCGCGCCCGAGATTGAGATGCTCGACCGCCGCGCGGAGGTGCTGACCGACCTTCTGCGCGTGCGTGCCGGCTTCGCAAGCCGGTCTGAAATCATCGGCCGAACCGGCTGGCGCAGCGAGGACGTGGACGCCGAGATCGCCGCCGACAACGCGCGCGCGGATGCCTTGGGCCTGGTCCTCGATTCCGACGCGCGCCGGCGAACGCAGCAAGGGCAGGACGTGCCAGCCGAACAAGGAGCAGAGCAATGATGACCGCCGCAACCCACTTCGAACCGAATCACTGGCGCCACCACCGCGGCCGCGGGCCGGTGGCGCATGCGTGGGAGCTGATTTACCGCCTGCGAGCCGTGCTGGGAAGCTTGCCGGAGCACCGGCTGGGGCGTCTCGCAGATTTGCGCGACGTGCTGGAGAAATTCGAAGCCGAACGGAGGATCAATGACAACCGACCTTCTCACCCGCCGCGCGACATTTGAGCCGACAACGTTTGACGCGTCAAGTAATACCATCCGCGTGGTGTTCAGCGCCGGCGCGGACGTCGCCCGGCGCGATCTCTCGGGCGAGTTCGTCGAGCGCCTGAACCTTGCGCCAGAGGCGGTGGACTTGTCGATGCTGCGCGGCGCGCCGGTGCTCAACAACCATGACCGGTACAGTGGCGTCGAGGCGATTCTTGGCGTGGTGGAGGACGCAAGCGTGGACGGCCAGCGCGGCGAGGCAGTAATTCGCTTCGGAAATCGGCCGGAAATCGCCGGAATTATCGCCGACGTGCGCGCCGGCATCATCCGTAACGTCAGCGTGGGCTACAGCGTCGAGGAGTGGCGCGAGACGCGCGAGAACGGCAAGCGCATCAAGACCGCGACGCGGTGGACGCCGCGAGAAATCAGTTTCGTACCGCTCGGAGCCGATCCGGCGGCGACTATTCGTTCACATGGAGGTGGAGAAATGCAGGAAAATCAGAGCGACCTGCTCACGCAGGCGCGCAACATCGCCGCCGCTTTGGCGTTGCCCGAGGCGACGGCGGACGAAGTGGCGAGCCGCCACAACAACCTTGATTCGATCCGCAGCGAGCTGATCAGCGAGGCTGCACGGAGGCAGCCGGTGATCGACAACCGCGGGCCGGCCGTGGTGGTGCGGGATGCCAGCGAGGGGCTCATCAGCCGCATGGCGGACGGGCTGTACTCGCGGATCAATCCCGCGCACGAACCGCGCGAGGGGCGCGAGTTCGCTTACTCGCGCTTCAGCGACCTGGCGAAGCGCCTTCTTCAGGAGCGCGGCTTGAGCACGCTGGGCTCGCCGGTTGAGCTGCTGAGCCGCGCGATGCACACGACGAGCGACTTCAGCGCGCTGCTCGCGGAGCTGTTCAACAAGAGCCTGTTCACGCTCCGCGCGGCGCCCTCCCCCATCACGCAGGTGTTCCGGCGCACCAGCATGGCGGATTTCCGCGCGCGCTATGTGTTGGAAGTCAGCGACGGCCCGGCACTCGAGCTCGTGAACGAAGCCGGCGAGATCACGTTCGGCAGCCTCGAAGGCAAGCAGCTTGCGAGCTACAAGCTGGCGTCCTACGCCAAGGGCTTCAGCATTTCGTTCCAGACGCTGACGAACGACGACATCGGCGCGCTGAGCGATCTCTCGGCGAAAATCACCCGCGGCGCGCGCGCCTGGTTCGAGGGCTTCCTCGCCGACACCATCATCAGCAATCCGAAGCTGGCTGAGAACAAGAGCGTCTTCCACGCCGACCACAACAACCTTGCCAGCACGGGCACGGCGCCATCGGATAGCGCCATTGCTGCCGGGAAGCTCGCCATTCGCCGGCAAGTGGACGCCTCCGGCAACCCGATTGGTGCGACACCGCGCTACATTGTGGTCGGCGCGCAAAACGAGGTTGTCGTGGACAAGCTGTTGAGCGCCCTGTATCCGACTTCGAGCACGCAGGCTGAGACCGCCGCCCGCGGCTTGATTCCCCTGGTGGAGCCGCGGTTCGACCTGAGGAATCACACCGCCTGGTATTTGTTCTGCTCGCCCGACGAAGCAGCGACGTTCGAATACAGCGAATTGCAAGGCTATGAGGGGCCGCGCGTCGAGAGCCGGCCGGGCTGGACCAGCCTTGGCGCCGAATTCCGCGTGACGTGGCACATTGGCGCTGGTGCGATTGACCACAGGGGCGCGTTCAAGAATCCGGGGGCGTAACGCATGACACTGGCTGAGCTTCAAGAGCGCCGCGAGGAAATTGTCCGCTCGCTTGGCGTCACGCGCGTGCAATTCGGCGAGCGCAGCGTCGAGTACGGGCGCCAGCGCGAGGCGCTTGAGCTGATCGACCGCGAAATTGCGAAGCTGACGCAAGCGGGCGAGCAGCGAGTATTCACCATCAAAACTTCGAGAGGGCTTGACTGATGAAGAACTACGTTCAGGAAGGCAAGACCATCACCGTCACCGCCCCGGCTGCGGTGACGAGCGGCCAGTTTGTCACTGTGGGCGCGATCCGCGGCGTTGCGGCGTTCGACGCTGCGCAAGGCGAGCCGGTGGAGCTGGCAACCGAGGGCGTATTCACGCTGCCCAAGCTCGCGGCCGACAACATCGCCGCCGGCGACCTGCTCTACTGGACCGGCACGGCGTGCACGAAGACTGCCGGCACGGGTTCGAAGCCGCTGGTGGGCGTGGCGATCAGGCCCGCGGGCAGTGGCGTTGCGACAGTGGCCGTCAAGCTCGGCGTGCACGGCTTGACTGGCCCGGCTTAAGGCTCCCGGCCAAGCGCCGGGGGCTGCTGCCAGCCATGCGCCATCGGCGGATTCGACCTCCCCGATGGCGCCTCCCCGGCGCGAGGCGAACAAGTTCCCCGCTCCTCCTCCGCGGGGTTGCCCGGGGGCGGCGGTTCTTCATGGTCTCGCCGCCGCCCCGATTTTTCATGGAGTGCGAGAGATGCCTGCCAACACAACCTGGCTCGATCCTGACCGCCGGCGCGAGATCCGGCGCGACCTTGCGCTTCGCCGGCGCATCACGCCCGCCTGGCTTGAGCGCGCGCGAGAAGACCGCTGGCTCATCCACGACGGCATCAAGCGCATCGCTGACGAGTTGCGCGAGCGCCGGAGCGCTGCGGCCGGTGAGCGCCGAGATTCCTCTGTACAGCCCTGACGGCCGGCTCATCGGCTGGGCGCCGCTGGAGTGGGTGGAGCGCCACCAGGGCAACTTGCGCGTCGTGCGGAACAAGCGAGGTCATCTCAAGCGCGCTTACCTCAAGGAACACGACGACGAGCTCACGGCTTGGCTCCAGGCTACCGGGCGCCGGAGCAGCTACGGGCGCGGATTCCAGCAGCACTTACCTTGCGGGCAAGTGGTGTGGGCGCTCAAGGGCGTGAGGGGAAGCGGGCGGTGACAGGCGAGAGGCTCACACACTGGTGAGCCTGCCCCGGAAGTGAGTGGCTCACACAATCGTGAGCCTGCTCCGATGTGCCATTGGTGTGCCAAAAACGAGAAACGCGGCGAATCCACCTGGACACGGTGGACATTCCGACCCAATAGAATCAACAGGTTATGACTGGTCGCTACCAGACGGTACGTCCGGTTCTTGGTTCGAATCCCGCTGGGGACGCCAATTCTTTTTCAGACCGCTCGCAACGTTGGCCTTTCCACACGCCGCGCCTCAACGCCAGCCTTGGCCAGTGCCGTGTTGCGCGTCGGCGCGGGCACGAGTTCCGCAGGCCAGCCCCTCCGCTGGCGGTGTTCCGCCTCCGGGCCGAAAGCGCGGATCCCGGCAGCAACAGCCCGCTCTCGCGGCGCTGAAAGCACGGGGGATTGGTTCAGAGCCGCGAACGGGGCCGGCGTTCGCCAGAACGACGCCCAGAGTGAGCGGTCTGGCTCCGAGGATTTCGAATTCCCTGCTCTGGCAAGGCAACCCGTGCTGCGGTGGGCCCGGTCGTTGCCGCGGTGGACGGATCTGCCCTGGGACCGCTCGCTCTCGCGGCGCTGAAAGCGGATTGATTGGGCGTTCGGAGCCGCGAACGGGGCGCCGGCGTTCGCCAGAACGACGGCCAGAGTGAGCGGTTGACGCGAAATCAGGCAAGACCCGCGCACCTGGGCGCCGGAATTCGGCAGAATTCCGGCCGGAGTGT